TACCCAGTTTTTTTGCTCAACACTATAAATATAAAAAGGTAAACCAAGATGCTCACAAGATGCTTTATCTGCTTCAGATGGTAAGGCAGATCCATAAGCATGAGAATGAATTATTCCAATAAGTTCTCCTTCATCTTCACAGTCTGCCCAATTATCTGGATCTATAACAAAAAACTCGTCAGGCGACTCTGAAAGGTTTTCACAAGGCCAATAAGTTTCTTTGCCTTTGATAATAGCCAACAAACCGCAAGACTCCTTAGGAGCTTGTTTATCAGCGTGTATAGCAGCTTGTTCTTTCCAGTTCATGCGTTTACAAAAGTACCAACAGAAGGAAAATCTTTTCTAGTCACCTGTAATTTAGGGCAGCGAATATTATTTAAATCAAGAACACTAGCCAATTCAAACTGAACAATTTCTCTATTTTCTAGAACTTTTCTATCTATAAAATATATTTCCTGAGGTAATTCTGTTGTGCTTGATGGTGTGCCAAATGGATTTTGATTTGATGGAAAGTTTGCAGCGTCTAAAAATTGTGCCATTGTTCTATGTCTTATAAATTTTGCTCCCTGCAAGTCATTAAATGGTGTTGTAGCGTTTGCACTTGCCATTAGTGTTGTAATAGTTCCAAGAATATTTGATACTGTCAGAGTTGGTCTTGGCAGTGTTCCTTTTCCTGTATATTCAAAACCTTCAGCAATAACTGGAAACTTATCGTATGTGTTTCCCTGCCATATTATTGAAGTGTTACTATTCATGCCAACTCCAGAATGAAAACGGCTTACATTTGTTGAACCATGCAATGCAGAAACAAGAGTTATTGAATACAACTCTATTATTGATTTATTAGATAAAGATTGAAGTTCTGCGGTAGGGATTGCCATTTATGGTTCAAATACCTCCTCAAAGGTTGTTGTGATGATAGCTCTGTTATTATATGGGATTTGTTTTGACCAAGATTTGCAGATAAATTTACCCACACCAGATAAAGTTACAGAAACATTTCCTGAGTTTGTTGCACTTGCGGCAGCCGTAACAGTGAAAGTATTATCATCAGCCGTTGTGACTACTGCGAAAGAACCATCAACAGCAGAGCCAGATGTATAGTCAATACTTACGACATCACCAAGAGCAAGGCCATGATTAGAAATTGTTATGGTGACAGTCGTGCCACTTTGAGAATAAGTTCCAGTTTTAACAAAACCTTCGGCTGGTGGGGTGAAGTCAAAGCTTGCTTGATCGAAAACACGACTTCTTAAAAATGCCTCAAGAATATCTGATTGCTCTTCAGACACTACAAAAGTTAGATCATATACTTTAGGGTCTTGTGTTAAAGGCAAGCCAAATAAAGCTCTGAACTGATACCCATCACCTAAAGCTGTTGTCCTAACCTTTGGTGAGCTTGTTTTTCTAAAGCCAGAATATGTTGGCTGTATTGATGGAAAAGTTGCCATTACCTACTTAATAAACCCCCTGCACGTTTTTCTTTAATAAGTTCTGCACGAATGGCAGCCCCTATAACATTGCCTAGTGCCTGTGCATCTTGATTGCTACCTGACACAGAACTGCCAGACGCATCAACGGAAACATTCACAATATTAGTTGTACCTCCTCTTAGTTGATTATTTGGGGTAATAAACCCACGACTAGATCCCATTGTTAAAATCTCTGGGCCTTTTTCACCTACAACAAAACTTTTATTAGCAGCTACAGGCCCACCAGCAGCTTTACCACCACCAAAAACTTTTCCTAAGAATCCGCCAATCTTTCCACCAATACCAGACACAGCTTGTTGAATAGCTACTTCAATTAATTTACGTTTTAAATCGTTTAGAACACTTACAGCCGCTTGAGCTAAAGTCTTTGTACCTTCTACTGCATCAGCTAGGTTTGACACAATTCCATCTTCAACACTTTGACCTATTTCCATGAATTTTTCTTTCAATGCTTTAGTAGCTTCTTGATTTTTTTTAATTTGATCTTCTTGTTTCTTTAAAGATTGATTTGATTTTTCAATATCAATAAGTTGATTTGCTAATTCTTCTCCATATTTTTCTGTAAGTTCTTTTCTTTTTTGTTCTAAATCAAATTGTTTACGACCTTCCTCTGTTGCTATTTTTGATCGTTCAACATTTTCTTTAAGTTTTTCATTTGTGGCCTGTAATGCTTTTTTTGCTTTTTCAAAATCTCTAAATAATTCAATACCTTGTGCAATAACTAATTTTTCTTTTAACTTATCTAAATCAGTTTGTAATCCTAAAAGTTCTGCACGTTGATTTGGTGAAAATATTAAAAATTCTTGTTCATTAGCTTTATCTCTAGCTTCTATTAATTTATTTATTCTTTCCTCTACTTTTTTGATTTCTGTTGTTAATTGTTCTGAGCTTCCTTCTTCTAATAATTTATTAAATTCTTTTTGTTTATTTATTGCTTTTATAATTGCATTAGTCAAAAACGCAAAACCGCTTGCCAAAGCAACCAGTGGAAGTGCATTAGCAGCAATTGTTAAAGCACCAACGGCAACAGTAAGTTTTGAAACACCACCAGCAGCTAATAAACTTGCGGCATTTACACCTGTTAAGCCACCTGATGCAATAATTGACTGAACACCGACCATGCTAAAACCAGCGATCAAAGCTTTTATTTGAATAACAGCTACAGGAAGAGCAACACTTAAACCTTTAACAGCTAAAGCAATACCACCAATAACAAGTGCTGTTTGACCTTCTGAAGTGTTTAAAAAATCTGTTATTGCTAATGTCAAAGCAGTTAGTGCTTTAACAGTAGGTTCAACGGCTGGCCTTAATTTACCTCCAATAGCTCTTGCCAAATCTTCAGTAGCATTACTTAAATTTTTAAAAACTTGTGTAGGATCATTTTTTATTAATTCTTTTAAAGAAGCTGATCCATCTGTCTCAATTTTTCTTAAAGCTCTTAAAACAACATCACTTGTAAGCTTTCCTTCTGAAGCGAATTTTTTTAAAGCTCCAACAGTAACACCAAGCTCATCTGATATTGGGCCTAGTAATGTTGGAATCTGTTCAGAGATACTTCTAAATTCATCACCTTGTAATCTTCCAGAACCTAATGCTTGGGCTAATTGTCTAAACGCATTTGAACTTTCTATAGCAGATGCACCAGCTAATTTTGCTGCTGTATTAAAACCAAAAAATGTTGATTTAATATCTTCAACTCCAACACCCAATGGAGCTAACCTTGCTGTTATATCTGTAATGCCTTCGAGGGCTTCAGTTGCACTTAATCCAAAAGCTTTTTGTGCATCAGCGGCAACTTGTTGTGATTTTGCAAATGTACCAGATGATTTTGTTAAAAGTCCTAATCTGACATTTAATTTTTCAAAATTTGCAGATGTATTTACTGCTTGTCTTGCTAACAAACCAATACCAAGACCAGCGATTGCAGTTTGTAATCCACCAAAAGATTGTTGTAATTTATTTGTCTGATTCTGTACACCTTTTAAAGCACTTGTCGCACCAGTGGCATCAACTCTCAGTTTTACAATACTTTCTGCCACTAATAAAAAAAAGTCTTTATTATATATTACCTTGATTTGGCTCTTTGACGATCAGATTGTCTTTTTTCGTTCTCATACTTTATTTCATAATAAGCAGCCCAATATATTAACTCTTCCTCTGTCAAGGATAATCTTAATTCTTGCAATGTCTTACCAAGTTCTGTTGCTAGGAAAAACTCAAAGTTTAGCCAGTTATCCCCTCTTATTCGTTTTTTGCCGTATTTATATCAAGCTTTATATCAAATAAAAATAATTCAATCTCATTTAAAACATTTTCTGGAATAAATCTATGTAATTCTGCGGCATCTGCCATATTAAATGCTTTACTGCCATCTTCTAACTCTGCCATTTGACAAAGAACATGAGTTGTCATTGTCAACGCTTCCTCTGTTCCAGCAGCAGCTTGAGCTTTTTTTCTATCGTATCTGGTTAGAGGTTTAAAATATAAAGTTTCGATCACATCACCATTAGAATTTTTCCATTCATATTTTCTTCTGGTGGTCATTTCCTCCTTATAAGATTCTGTAAGAAGGTCAATTGTTCTTTTTGATGCCATAATTTTGGGGTTGGTAAATTAATTAATTAAATAGCAGATGTTATAGTTCCATTTGTTTCAAAAGTAATATTTACTTCCTGTATTTCTCCAAGAGTTGCTCCATAAGTAGCGTTGGTGATAATACCAGCAAAACCAATTTTTTTAGAAGCTGCTCCACTATCAGGAAATAATTCAAATAAAGCGTCACCAGCATCACCTGTTGTAATTATGTCATCAATAAAAGCTTG